ATGGCCAACAGCCCCGTGGAGCTGAGCGATGATGCGGAACTCGCCCTTAAGATAATGTGGACGCAGAAAGGCCAGCAGAAGCACGGCATACAGGCGGCAAAAGGGCTGATGGCAAGTGCGGGAAGCGAAGAGCGCCAAACGATAGAGCCTCGTAGCGATTGGGAGCAGCGCCAAATAACCTTCAGGAAGGAACGGACAGACCTAAGCATCTATCACAACGAAGAATAATAATAACGGCCCGCATGGGGGTGCGGGCCGGGCATTTCAAAATCATAAAAACCAGAACAAAGGTATGACTACCGAGCAAAAACAAAGCATCATTGTAGCCGCACAAGGCTATATGGCCGATAACAACCTCAGCGCGCGGCAGCTGAGCTCCCACAGCGGTGTGAGCGAAGCGTACCTCAGCGCCATGCTGAACGGCCGCATCACCTATAAGAGCGGCGATACGGAGACAGAGATATCCGATAAGTGGTTTATTAGCCTAGCGACGAGTATTGGGTTTACCACCAAAAAAAGCTACTGGCCTTTTGTCGAAACAAAGGAGTTCGTAAAGATTATCGACAAGCTCAGCGAGGCGAAGCGCGACAGCTCGGCAGCTATGGTGATTTGTGACACCGGAAAAGGGAAGACTTACGCGGTTGACAAGTTTGTTGTTGGCCATCCGGAGGCCACTATTAAGGTGACCGTTAACAACCTGATGGCCCTGCATGACGTAATAGCCGCGGTAATGGAGCGACTGAAGCTCCCGGTTAAGGGCAGTAAGGCTATGCGACTGGCCAATATCATCATCGCTCTGCGGGATATGAAACGCAGGGGGCTTAACCCGATACTCATCATCGACGAGGCGGAGAACATGACTCAAACCATGCTGGCCATGATGAAGGGGCTGTACGATGGCGTTAAAGACTACGCCAGCCTGACCCTGATAGGCACGCCCAAGCTGCTGAGCAAGCTGGACGCGCTGGAGCGCCGGGATGCGGATGGGATACCACAGTTCCGTAGGCGGTTTAAGGCGGGCACCACGGTGGTAACACCTGGTAGCCATCCGTTTAAACCGTTCTATGACAAGCTGGGTATTGCCGACAAAGGTTTGCAGCGCTTACTCACCAGCATCTGTAACAACTACGGCGAACTCAATAACTACCTAGAGCCAGTGTTGCGCGCTGCCGATCAGAACGGGCAGCCGGTGACCGAGGACTTCTTCAGGCTGTACCACGATATGCCGAACTAGTGGGTAGTGATTAGTTGTAAAAAACAAAGAGCACATATATGACAAGGAAAATTAGCCATGTTGCCCGGGTAAGGTATAGCCATGCGGAGCTGATGAAGCGCGTTGTAGAGCTGACTGGTGCCACTGAAGAGGAGTACTGCTGGTTTAAGTACCAGTGTGGGCTGCGCTACCTGATAAACATACTGAAGGATGTAGCCGGAGATAATATCACCAGTGCCGAAATAGAGGCCAGCTACGACTACAGGCAGATGGAGGCGAGCCGGGCATTCTGGGGCTGGTGGAAGAACCAATGGGCGGAGCGCGATGAGGACTTTATTGCCGAGGCGGATGCTGCCTTTGCCCCGCGCGAAATAGTGCATGCCAACGGGCTGCAGGGATATACGGCGGGTGCCAACAAGCGCATGATTAATGATGCGTATGCGCAGCTGCACTGCCCTTATACCCTAGCGAAAGCCATTACCCCTAACGGAGCTGTACTGGAGGCGAGCTATGCCCGCGACCTAGTGCCATCAATAAACAAAGGAGCATAGCGGCGCATGAGTGAAGTGAAAGCCCCGAGGGGCATGGGTTTAAAGCAGCTCCTCGCTATGAAGTTCGACTATTTAGAGCCACTGCCGGAGCGTATGCGGTCCAGTTTTGGAAGGTTTACCCGCAGTATCCTGATGATAGTGTATGGGGAGAGCGGTAGCGGTAAGAGCACCTTGCTGATGGAGCTGATCAACTTCTTGCTCGACCACGGTAAGGTGGACTACGTAGCACTGGAGGAGGGATACCGCAGCAGCACCCAGCGGAAAGTTATGGAGGCGCTGAATGAGGAGAAGCATACCGGGCGAATAAAGTTCTACGATCACCGCATGAGCTACGACCACTTGGTGAGGCACCTGGCTAAGAAGAAGAGCGCCGATTTCGTGGTTATAGATAGCATACAGTACTGGCGCATTACCTACCAGCAGTACCAGGCGCTAAAGGAGCGGTTCCCTAAGAAAGGCTTCATATTCATTAGCCATGCGAAGGGCAAGAAGCCCAGCGGTAAGCTGGCGATAGACATAGAGTACGATGTTGACTACAAAGTGCGGGTGGAAGGTGGGATTGCCTTTGTAAAGAGCCGGGAAGGCGGCAATAAGCCCTATGTGATATGGGAGGAGGGCGCCAAGAGATACTGGAAGCGGCGCTATAAGGCGCTGATGCAATAAGAGCCACAATAGTAACAGTTGATCGTTACAAGACTGGCGGTTTCTACCGCTGGTAATTTTTGAAACTGTTAGTTGTAAGTGGTTAGTGATAAGTGCCCCGAGGGGGTGGAACTGATTTTTAAAACCAATTAAATTCATGTTTATGAACGTATTCACACGAATGATTACCTTAGTGGAATTCAGCGCCTGTACGGTGCTGGATGGTTACTACAAATCCGAGGCGGAAGCAATAACGCGGTTAATAGCTAAGGTAGTTACGCTACAGCCCGCTGATAGTGAGGAGTATTGCGAGGTGCGAGAGCTGCTCGCCTCGCTAAATGAATTTATCAAGCACTGGCGCGAGCATGGCCCGCTTAGCCACACGTATGTGCTCGAAAAGCAAGTGCAACTGGCGCGACAGTTTCGTGAGGCGTACCGCGCAATAGGTGATATCACCAGTCTTCACACATTAACCTACGAGTAAGATGCACAGCTGTTGTAGTTGCGGCATGGATTGCGATTGCCTTTCTGATATCGCGCCAAAATGTGCCCGAGGGCGTTGTGATGGCGCGGACGCGTAAGCGTGAGTATGTGGATGTGCGGAGGGCCGTAATCTATTGCATGCGCGAGGTTTACCCGACGGTTTCCGCAAAGTACCTGGGCAGGTTGATGGGTGGTATGGACCACACAACGGTATTGCACCACATAAAGCAGGTGCGGGATTACATGAGTGTTTACCCGGAGTGGAGAATGCGGGTAGACCAATTGGTTAACGAGTTAAAAATGCAATCAGGTGAACAAAAGGCAATGTTTCCAAAAGCTACTCACACCAGACCAGATACAAGCGCTGCTGGTGCTGCATAAATGGCTGCTGGCCAACTTCGACGTGGAAGGCGAGCACGACCAGCTACTACGTGAGTTTCTCGTGTTCCTTGTGGACTGGTTTGAAAATGCTTCACGGACCAACTGGAAGTGCAAGCTGAGCTTGTGGCCACATGAAGCGCTGGCCTTTGTGCAGATTTGGGCACAGGTAACCGCGGAGCACGACCCCTATACTAACCTACTGATCAACGATATAGTAGGGAGCATTGATAAGAATGCAAAACGGAGATTATTAAACTAAAACTAAACCATACAATGGCGAAAAGAGAGAGTAAAAAAGTGGTTACGGGTGTAACACTGGAGCAGTTTAACCAGGCTATGCACGACTATGCTACGGCGGACGCCAGCATAGCGGCCAAGGCGGCGAAAATGGACCTTGAAATAACCAAGGTGCGCGATAAGTATGCCGACACTCTGGCGGCGCTGGCGGAGCAGAAAGATGCTGCTCAGGAAGTGATACAAACCTACTGTACCGAACACAAGGCCGAAATATTTGCTACTAAACGCAGCTGGGCAACGGAGCATGGCACAGTTGGTTTTAGGATGGGCACACCGGCGTTAAAGACGCTACCGAAATGGACGTGGGAAAAAGTGCTGAGCATGGTCGCCCATGTGCTCCCTGAATTTGTGCGGACTAAGACCGAGGTTAACAAGGAGCTGCTGCTGCTGAGCCGCGACGAGGAAATGGTGGCCCAAGAGCTGGCGAACTGTGGCCTCCGCGTGGTGCAGGATGAGCACTTCTTTATTGAGCTGAAAAAAGAGGAGGTGGCCAGTGCTTAATAAGCGAGACCAGGCGAAGCTGCTGGCCGATGGCTATACCCTTCTGCGGACTGCGGAACGGTGGGCTGGCAATAATACAGTGGTATACAAGATAAAGGCCATGCGGGCCGGAGATACCCAGTGGAGCGATTTAGAGACCTTCCGCGTAAAGGCGGAAATGAATGCCCGCATTAGCCGCCTTTGCGAACACCCACGAACCATACTCATTCACACTCATGAACCGAAAACAGGCAAAGCGGCTGTTGCTGCTGACAGTATATGAAACTGCGGCCGACCTGCGGAGGGCAAACCGCCCTCCGCTCTGGCGGCGGATACTCAAATGGTTGGGGATATGACAGCGCCAGTGTGTTCGGGTCCGTGCGTTATGAAGGGGTATTGCGGAGTGTTCATCTGTGATACTTGCGGCGCGGTGGACGCGGTAAGCGTTTAGTTGTTAGTTGTAAGTGGTTAGTTGTTAGTTGTAAATCAACCGGGCGCGGTACGCAATATGTAAAATGGAAACGAAAAAGAAGTCACTCAAACAGTGGCAAAAGGAGTACCCCGATGCGGTGCAGATAAAAGGTAAAGCCATTGGATGGCTAAATGACAAACAATTATTATTCATGGCTTTTGGCGACAACCCAAACGCCCGGATTTTGGAAAATTCTAGCGTATATAAGTGGGATAGCAAAAGATGGGTATGGATGATGAAAATTAATTATATCGCGACAAAAACCCCACCTAAAGCCGATGCCAGCATACAACTTTAAAGAGCAGTTTGTGCCGTGGGTATTGGACGGCAGTAAGATTGGGACGATACGGGCTTTTAGGCGGACTCCGCCGAAGGTGGGGCAGATGGCTTTTCTGTATAGCGGGCTGCGCACGAAGTATGTGCGCAAGTTGGCGGAGCGGCCTATAGTGGCGGTGCATACGGTACGTATCACCCGCGATTTGAGGGGAGAGCTTGTTATTGATGTATGGCCTAACTGGGCCTGCGCAAGTGAGCGGGAGTTTTTTGCCAGCGCAGGGGTTAAGCCTTGTATTCAATTTGTCGGCTATCAGGTAGATGCGATAGCGTTTGTGGATGGCTTTAGGCACACGGAGTTGCCGAAGCAAATATGGGGCTGCGGCTCGTTGATGAGGAACTTCTGGGGGCCGGAAATATTTATCGGCCACTGGATTTTGTGGCGCAAATTAATAATAGACAATGTTAAATCTAGACAATAGTTATGGCGCTACTGAGTAAGCGGGAGCTGGCAAATTACTCGTGCCGGCTGGAAGAGCTGCGGGGCAAGATTGCCGAGAAGGCGAGCCAGCACTTGACGCTGAGCAGACACAAGGACGCCTATTGGCTGACAGAAAGCATGGCCGGGAATAGGGATTATATTATGAGCGCTATGCATATACTGGCGGTGGAAATTACCAGCATGGAAGCGGAGCTAGCGGAGGTAGAGCAGGCAATCCACAACCATGGTGTAGCCCGGCAGCGGCTGTATGAGGATAATAACGCATTGGGTAAGGTGGCGGGGTTGGGATACCCGCTGCAGCAAACAACACTTTTTTAGCATGAAAAATGTATATATCACTTCGGACGGCTTTGAGGGCACTGTGAAGCTGGTGTATGGAGAGCCGGAAGGTGGCGATGATGCGCCACTGATCAGTATAGACTTTAGCGAGGCCCTGCTGGACGACCGCGGCAAACAATGGCTAAAGTGCAAGGCTCCCACCCGTCTGGTGCAGCACTATGCGGCTGCATGGGAGACCGACCGAATTAAAGTGCTTATTGAAAAAAAGGAGCTGGACTTTGACGCGGACTTTTATGTGCCGTATGGTAAGCCAGTGAACCGGCAGCGAGCGTTGAAGGCATGGGAGAACCTATCGTATGTGAAGCGGGCGGCAGTGGTGGGCCGATTGAAGGGCTACTTGTGGCACTTGAGCCACAATACGTGGAAAAGCAAGGCCGACCCAGAAACGTATATCAAGAAGGCGATGTACGAGACGAATTGGTATCAGGCGTAGGGGGTTTAGAGTCTAAAGTAGAGGGTAGAGAGTAGAGAGTAGATGGTAGATAGTAGATAGTAGAGAGTAAAAAGTAATAAGGAGAAAGTACCTGGTATGGAAGCGATAACAAAGGAGCAGATTAAGGCAATAAAGACAATGATGGGGCGGATTAACCCGCCGGACGCGGACGCGATTGTGCTGGGGTTTAGCCCCAATAGCGAAGGGCGTGTGAGCAAGATGGACCGGGCTGGGGCGACGCAGCTCATCCAGCACCTGCAACGTGCCGACCCGGATGCCGAGGCCAAGCAGCGCATGCGCCGGAAAATGGTGGCCATTTGCCACGAGATGCGCTGGCACCTGCCGGGCACACGAAAGGTGGATATGCAGCGCCTCTCCGGCTGGTGCGAGCAGTTTGGCAAGTTTAAGAAGCCGCTCAATGCCCACACCGTGAAGGAGCTGACGGTGCTGCTGACGCAATTTGAAGCCGTGTATAAGTCGTTTTTAAAGGCCCTTTAAACCAGTTTTAGCCATGGCATACCAACGCGGGAAACGAATGTATACGGACCTCTTCGGGCACGAGCTGCGCGATGCGGAGGCTGGCAGGAAGGGGCGCAATCCCGAGCTGAACGAGGCGCGGAACATAGCTCTTATACACCGCTACTATTATTACGCCAAGCTGCGGAAGCTGCGGTATGACCTTGTGTTGCTGGAGCTGGAGCGCGAGTTCTTCCTCAGCACCGACACGATACCGCGGGTGGTGGACGATTACCACTCTGATATTAAGCGCCTGATGAATGAGGGCGTGGGCTGTGCGGAGCTGCGGGAAAAGTACCCATGGCTGGTGTGGGACTTATAAATAAAAGGGTGTTTTCCCCGTTGCGGGGATGATTAATATTAACTTTTTTTGCAAAAAACGTTTAACCATGAAAAAAATCGCTGCTGGCCTTGTATTGCTGGCTTTATTTACAGCTTATGACTTAAGCGCTCAAAATGGACTTGCGCACATTATTGGTGCCGGAGTTAATAAACTGCGCAATAGAAAAGTAACCATCCTGAAGATGGGCTACAATTTAGATTCATTTACTTACCGGGGTAGAACTTCCGCGATTCAGCGGTATACCAAAGATGACCTTGCGGCATCTTACAGCCAGGGCGGTAATGAATACCTGGTTAGCATGAGTTTGTACAAATTGCAGGAGCAATTTGACATGTACAAACGAGATGTACAGGCCAATCGTGAATTAAAAGTCTACCAAGGTTGCGATGGATACTTTGCCGACATCCGTAGGTCGGGATTAGCATTTGACGCAACCAATTACCAAAACGAGTATACACTTTATAAATATTACAGCGCTCAATACCAAGCCGATCAGCAACGTAAAAGTGATTCGTTACAAGAAGAAAGACGCAGGAATGACAGTGTGATACAGGCCCACGTGGCCGCGGTTGCGCGAGAACGCGCTATAAAGAAGGCCTATGACGACTCCGTTGCCGCGATAGAGCGTGCGAAAAGGGATAAGGAGGCTAATGTTGATATGGCCAAGTATAGGCAAGAGCTTGTAAAAAAATATGGTGCCCAAAATGCCGCGCGAATAATGGCGAACAAAGTGTGGATAGGCATGACAGATGAAATGTGCCTTGCTTCTCTTACAGAGCCAAACAATGTGGCCGTTAATTACACAGCGGCGGGTAAAACGGAGATATGGATTTATAGAGGTGTGGCCAAGGGCTGCATAGGCGCCGATTGCCCGTGGTTGAATCTTAATATCACGTTTAAGGACCACAAAGCGACTAGTATTGTTGAAGGTCAATAAATAATCATACATTTGGGGAGCCAAACAAATAGTTCATGAGTTCCCGTTCAGTATTTTTTTCAAGATTAAGCCCCCGTGAACCGGTAGTCAATCCGGTTAACACATCCTTTCATGAGGCTGTTTGTTTGGCACACGGGGGTATTTTTATGCCTGCACTTATTAGCTTAAGTATATATGCCAAACAAACAGCACCATCAAAAGATCGCGAATAATAGTAGCGGCCCGATGACCAGTAGTTCAGGAAACGAACTATCCTTTTTCTTTTCCGACCAAAGCATTCAGGTAGAAATGATAGCCGGGGAGCCTTGGTTTCTGGCTAAAGACGTATGTGATGCACTGGGTATCCAAAACAACAAAATGGCTGTTAAAAGCTTGGAAGATTATCAGAGGCTGAGGTATACAGTATATACCTCAGGTCAGGGTAGGGAAAGCCATTTTGTAAATGAGTCAGGGTTGTACACTCTGATTTTCCAAAGCCGAAAAGAAGAGGCGAAAGCGTTCCAAAAGTGGGTAACCATGGATGTATTGCCGAGCATTCGGAAGTATGGCGCCTACTGCCAAGGTTTAGCGGGTATCGACCGCATAGATGTTGACGGTATAGTTTACTATCGTTATGCACATGTTCTACAATTGTTACGAGGTAAAACACAACGAAGCGGCAGTGAGTACAAGCCATCGAAGCGCTGGACAACGGCTTTTATGCAAGTGGATGGGTTTGTGTTCGCCGAAGAGCGTTACGTTTTGATTTTGCTGCAACGAAAAGCGATTAAGTCGCTTTTCGAGCCAATAAAGGCAAAGCAAAAGGAATACGACGCCCAACAGTTAGCATTGTTTAACCACGAAAATCAATAGATATGCCGCAAGTAGTAACTATAACGTTACCTGATGCTTACTCCCGAGAATCATTGATGCGGGCTATAACAACAAGTATCAGGCTTGCCTTGGTCTCCGGGACTGACGCCAGAAATGGTGATAATGAAAATATCGTTCCTCTTGTAGACCTGTTAGATAAACTTTTACCCGACGAGGAGGAGCTACTAAAAAAGGATAAAAAACAATATTAGCTTTGCCCTATAATTAGGGGAATCAGGCGAAGGCTCCGGGGAAACCCGGGGCTTTTTTTATGCATTGATTCCAATGTTGAGGTCGAGGGCGGCGGGGGCAAAGAGCTGCTGTTTTTTGGCGGAGTAATCGTCGAGCGCGATGGTGTAGCTTATCTGCCGGACACGGACAAAGTCCTCGCGCGGCTCGGTGACGCTACTGGCGCGGCGGAAACTACCAAAGATATCGGCTAATGCCTCAAAGCCTTCCTGCTGGCTTGGGTTCCAGTGCTGTAGTGCCAGGTAGAGCACCTGCTCCAAGTCGTAGTAGTATAGCGCCTTGGTGCGATACTCGGACGGTGTAATGTTGCTGCTGGCGCTGTATGGCGGGAAGCCCATGCGCAGGCTTACGGTGCCCGTGCCGCTTTGAATCCTCGTGCCATCGTCGGTGAAGTCGATCTTATCTACGTCTATCAGCACGCAGGGCCAGCTTACCGGATAGCGGCCATTTTTCAGCATCTCCAGCTGCCCGGTATCCTGATCTACATACCGGAAGTAGTTGTTGCCGTCGTTGTCGTGCAGGCCAGCGATGCGGGCCTGAAGTGCGAGGAAGAGGTTGGCGATTGGGGAGTTCATTTTTTAGTGGTTAGTTGTTAGTGGTTAGTTGTTAGTAGAAAGTCGAAAGTAGATAGTAGAGAGTCGTTAGTAGATAGTCGTTAGTAGATAGTAGATAGATTTTAGCGGACGATGCGGAAGGTGGAGGTGATTTCCTGCCGGATGTTGGCGATGATTTTGTCGCGGAGCTCGGTGGTCATGCCGAGGAACTGGCGCTGTGGCATACTGGTGGTATAGTCGCCCGTATTGCCCCGACGGATATCGGTAATGAGTCGCTGCTGGCTTTCTGTCTGCACCTTGGACAACAGTAGCTTGCCACCCTTTCTCCGGAAGTTCAGCACTACTTCGCGCCCCCTGTGCTGGATGACTCCGCCGTCGTTGTGTATCTGAGCATATGGCAGGTCGGTGCCTATACTGACCGAGCCGGCGGACTGGTTGGTAATGTGTATGCTATTGCGCAGGTGGCCGGTCTTGATCAGGACAGCCCGGCCCGGTGTCCTATCCTTTTTTCGTTTGGGCCAAGGTTTTCCGTCGAATGCCTGGCGTCGAAAGTTCTCCTTACTATACGTGACGGCTTCGGAGCCCATCTCGTGCACAATGCGTGGCGTGGCGGCCTTTATGGCCGTGGCCATGTTGTTGAGGAACGGATCGAGGTTACGGCTGTCCATAGTTGTTAGTTGTTAGAGGTAAGTTGTTAGTGATTAGTTGTTAGTTGGGCGCGTTGGTATTAGGGCCTCTGCGGCGGTTTTGGCGCTGCTTGGGGCGGTAATGAAGTAGGGGTGCTCCGGAGGGAATACGAGGCCGTTTTCGGCCAAGTTAGTGCGAAACAAACGCGGTATAGTTACATCAGGTGGCTGCAGCGTTACTTCCTTATTCCGCACCCGGTGGGTGGTGCAACGGCAGTTCCAGTCGAGGGGCGGGAAGTGGGTGTTCCAAAAGGCATCGTTCATGGGGCGTACGACGCCATCGAGGAGGCGGTGCGCTGCGCGAACATGATCATCGCCAGCGGTAACGTACTCCAACAATACGGCACCTTCTCCTTTCCCGGCAGCGGACGTGAGGTAGTCGGCCCAAGAGGCGGCGTTATAGGCGGCGGACTGGGCCGTGTTGTACTCGGCGGGCAGGTAGCGCAAATCGTAAGTATTGAGTATGCGCTGCGCCTCGGCCTTGAACTCCCGGAATGAACGACGGCGCAGGCCATCGGTAAGCGCTGAGGTAAGGTCGCGGAGCTGTTGGTAATTACGGGCGCCCGCAAACTGGTAGACATTGCGCTCAATGTTGGCCAGCATGGCGTAGTTGGGCGTGTTGTAGTCGACGATTGTTGACCAGTCGCCCGGTGTAAGTGGTGTGCCCTGTTGCTCGCCGTAGCCCTCGGTAACGGCCTTCATGAATGTATCGGCAGTTTCCTTAACCGTTTCCGGATCGATACCGCTTTCGTCAATGCGATTGCGAAATACTAAGCGCATTAGGCGGAGCTGCTCGGGGGGCGGCTCCTGCGGGGTGTCGTCGGCCAGCGCGGTAGGTAGCGCAGGCGTATGGCCGCCGCATTGGGGGCAGGTGGTGCTATACAGTTTTTCTACTGCGGCCCGGACTTTTGCCGGGCTTACGCGAAAAAACCTGCATCCTTGAGGCGCTGCATCAGGCGATCGGTGACTGCCTCGAGCGCGTTGTCGACAAGATTGGGGCCGTCCTGCTCTTCCTGCTCCTGCTGGTCGGTCTCCTGCTGGCCGTTGGTCGCTTCCTGTTGTTCCTCCGCTTTCAGGTGCTTGGTGGCCTGTGCGGCGGTGCCTACGATTAGCTCGCCCGGCTCCGGTTTTGGAATGTTGTAGGTCTCGTAAAAGTACTCGACCCCGATTGGCACCCCGCATTCTATGAGCGTTTTATCTACTTCCGCCCGCGCGGAGAGGAAGTTAATATCGACGTCCTTATTGAACTCAAACTGCCCGCCGTCCTCGACAGGAAGCGCGTAGGACTGCAATATGCGAATGAAATGCGGGTCGTTGAGGTAGGCCTGCAGCAGGGCCATATCGGACTTGAGGAGCTCGTTTTGCTGCTCCTGGTGCACCTTGCTCTTGGCTTGTGAGCCTGTTTTGCCGTTGGTCGTGGTTTCCGTGTTACCCAGTATAATCACGCTGAGGAACTGGTCCATTTTATCGATGAACTGGGTTTGCAAGTCGCCGTTGGCGTTGGAGGTCTTGCCATCTTCGATGGAGAACTCGGCCTGCTTCGGTATCATTAAGGCCAGTGCGCTGCCGCTGTTATCCAGCGCGTCTTTCAGAGCCGTTTGCGTTGTTTTATCGTTGACCTCGTACTTAGCCACCCGGATAGGGATGCCGAATATTTGTATAAAGTTCGCGAAGTCGGACAGGGCGTTGCGCTTGTAGATGACGTACATCGATGCCGGGAGCAGGATACCAAGGTCCTCCGGCTCACCGATGATCCAGACGTTGTCGAGCTTCGTGTAGTCTATACCGTAGTCCTGATCCATCTGTTCGACGGTAATGAGCTGCGTTTTTGTCTTAATGTGCTTGCGGGGGATAGCCCGAAGTTGCAGCTCTTTGCCGGGTATGAACTCAATACCGGATATACCCCACGGGATGGACTCCAGTATCAGCCGCATGATCTGGCGGAACTCGTAGCTCTTAATGACTTCCGTCATGGCCTCGACGGCCTCGCCCTGTTTGTTTTTGTACACCAACGATTTGTTCAGCACGCTGTTGATGCGCTTCTCCACGATTCCGAACAGGTGCCCGTCGAGCAAGGCGTGCTGGTACATATCGTAGAGCTGAATGCGGCGCGGGTTGTAGCGCGATTCGGCAGAGTTGATAGCGGCGGTGAAGCTGGCGATATCGTACTTCGATCGAATATTCTGGCGGACGACCAGCTCGTTGATCACTACCTTGGTTTCGCCGCCCGTAATGGGGGCGTCCTTGGATATGGTGAGGTTGGGTTGCTGGTCGATTGTTGGCTTTAATTCTTCCATTTTAAACAGGTTTTAACGTGGGTTAAATATCGTTAGTGAGCTTTCGGTTTGAGGACCACTGGACGGCTGCGCCGGGGTCGGGCGTGGTGGTGGGTGGCACATAAAGTGGCCAGTTAGGCAGGAGCTTTCCGGACGACACTTTAGTGAGTGTGGCGATTGCGTCTTCGTAGCACGAGCGGATGTGCTGGTAGTTGATATCGGGGTTGGCCAGCTTGATGACCTGCCAAGCGGCAATATCCTTGACCATGTTCTTCAGCCAGGCATCGGCCACGGTGGGGGCGGTTTCGCTATCGCCAAAGAGCTGCACAGTGTCGTATCGCGAAAGGTAGCCGCGGGCCTCGCTGATTGCGCCCTCAATGGCGACGGGTACAATGGTATCGTCGTTGCGTGTTATTTCGGTAATTATGTTTTCGTAGATGACCGTGTAGAGGTCGGAAGTAACGAGGTAGGCCATTTTTTTAGTTGTTAGTGGTTAGTGATTAGTAGAGGGTATGTTAGTAGATAGTAGAGGGTAGATAGTCGTTGGCAGATAGTACATAGTTAAAAGTGGTTGGGCGAGGCGTTGGGGCGGCGGCGGATGATTTCGATAAGGCCGGAGGAAATGGCGGCCATCTTGGTATTGAGTATCCAAATAGCGCCTTCAACGGAGTCGGGGCCATCGTCGTGAGCGGAAGAGCCGGGACCGAACGCGAGGAACTGGTCTTGTAATGCCTGCATGCCGGGGTCGTTCTTTTCGGCAGCGTTAAACAGAAGCTTGCCGCGGCGGTTGAGCGGGTCGAGGAGGCCCTCGATACGCATAAACTTGTTAGGCTTATTGCGGGGGTCGCCGCAGATAGGGACGGAGCGGCCGCGGGTAATGGCCTCCGCGTTGAAGTCGTTGTAGAACATATCCTGAAGGAACACCTCCTCCATGTAGTAGTAACAGGGATTGTCGCCGACTAAGTCCATTATCTCGTAGTGCCAGTCGACCATGTTGGACACCGTGGTTTGAGCGCAGCGGGCCTTAATGATGTGGAACTGGTCGTCCCAAGCGCCGACCAGCACGGTGCTCTTGAAGTCGCCCGACTCTTTATATGACGGATCGGTGTAGCACACGAGCATCTTGTATTCGTTGAGCGGGCGTATCTCTCCCCACTGGAGCTGCTTGAATATAACGCCTTCGGTGATGGGATTGTTGAAGTACTCCTTTTGCGCGGAGCTGTAGCTGATCTTTGACAATACCCGATCGATATCCTCCTCGCAGTTCTTATCCGGCCATGAGGAGCGCAGCACCCCGTTTTCATCGGGCATGCGTATGTTGATGATATCGGAGTGGTCGGCCACTTTAATGGCGCGGACGATGCAGCAATCTTTAGCGATGATGTTGCCGCAGAAGATGACCGTGGTGGTCTTGGAGATGGAGCGCGTCGGCATGAGGGCTTCCTCTATCCACTTCCAGCGTTTATTGATGATTTCGGGATTGCGGCAGTCCTGGTCTGTATCGAGGTCGTCAATGAGAAGGATATCCGGGCGTATTTCCTGATTTCGGGAGCCGCGCGGAGACTGGCCAGCGCCGATGCCGCGAAAGGCGATGCCGTTCTTGGTAACAAACTCCGCCGCCTCCCAGTTACCAATATCTACCAGCTCGCCGTAGTCGTATATCAGGCGCTGGTTTTTTTCCATGTGTGTCTTGTACGGTAGCAACAGGCGCTCGGCGTTGTCTTCGCTGTTGCTGGTTAAAATAATGTTGCGCTTACGGTGCCGTGTGCCTTCGGCGGTTGGGTGACCGACAAAAGACAGGTAGAACACCTCGAACATGGTGCGTGTGGTCTTGGCGAGTTCCCGTGACCAGGCACGTACCTCGTACCACTCGGGGTTGGCGACTATGCGGAGTGTGGCCGCCATATGGAAGGGCTGTGGCTTGGCGTAGGCGAAGGCCGGAAAGTAATAGTTAAACCATCTTTCAGGGTCGGCCTCGAGGGCCTCCATGCGCTTGCGTTTCTCCAGCGCCGACTCGTTGAGGTTGACCGGGGTGGAGCTTTCAATCTCTTTGGTGTATTCCTGCCATTGTTTGAGGAGGCGAAGGTCGCGTTGCATTGGTAGATGGTTGTTAGTAGATAGTAGAAAGTAGAGAGTAGATAGTAGATAGTCGTTGGTAGAGGGTAGAGAGTCGTTAGTAGAAAGTAGAGAGTAGATAGTCGAGAGTGGATAGTCGTTAGAGTTTGGCGGACTTGATTTTGTCTTTGATGAACAAGTCGGCCCATTTGTTGATGACTTTTGCGGCCTCGGTATCTTCGGTGCGGACAAAGTCTATAAGGGCGCGGGCGGTGTGAATCATATCCCCAATGCCGGTTTCTCGTTCGAGGTTTTTGATGGCTCGCGTCATTTTGGACACGGCGTCGTAGTTGGGCTCGGTTTCGGGATCGTCGTCCTCCAGCGACTCCTTATTGGCCTTGTTTAGGCGCGACAGGCCCTCGTACAGGTCGCGTATGATTTCCTCCCTGGTAGTGAGCAAAGTTTTGCGACGCCCCTCCCACATACCCTCTATGACCCATTTGCTCATGGTGTTCTCCGACACCCCGACGGTGGCGGCGATTTGCTTTTGGGTGAGGTCGTCGCGGAGGTAAAGTTGCATGGCCCACTCGCGCTTTTGGGAGGCGGATAGCTCGCTATTTGTGTTTGTTTCTTCAGGCATATACAATGGTTTTTAACCGCCCCCAACTAGTTGGGGGCGGGTGCGCTACAAAGGTCGGCCGGCAGTGGTGCGAAAAATGTGCTAAACCGCGCGGATGGCGGGCCGTAGACTATGATAGGCAGCGGGCAGGCGGCGGCAAATACATGATTTTTCCGCGCGCGGGCGAGGCGCGACCTTTGAATTCTCAAACAAAGGGGCACCCTTTTTCGGTAGAAAGTACTTGAGTCGAAAGTAGAGAGTACTTGAGCCGAAAGTAGAAAGTACTTGAGTTGAAAGGGATTAAACGAAACGGGCACATGAGCGAAAAGCGGATAGACAGAAAGTTTACACTGAGCACCGGGGCGGTGAACGAGTACGGTTTCGTGCTACCCACTGAAGGGTGTGATCTATCTGTGTTTCTGGCTAACCCGATAGGTTACTACATGCACGATCGTGAAGACGGCGTGCTAGTACGATGGGAGGATGTGGCTATTGAGGGCGACTCCATTACTGGCTATCCCGTTATTAACCTAGCCCACCCTAAGGGCGAGCGTGCGGTTGAAGAGATAGAGGGTGGCTTTATGAATGGGGCCAGTGTGGGTAGCCTGAAATTTTTAGCTGAGCCGGTAATTATGGGCGACGCTGTGGTGGTGCCGCGCTGGGCCTTTAAAGAGTGCAGCATTGTAGATAACCCAGGCAACAGGGAGGCCATGGGCGAGGAGGAGCTGGAGCTTGCCGACGGTACGGGGATAACACTTGCGGATTTTACCAACATAAATATTCAACGAATGAAGACAGTAACACTGCCGATTAACGCCCCGCTGCTTGAGCTGCTGAGCCTGACTGATATTGAGGTTACCCCGGATGCAATAATCGCGGGCATTAAAAACCTAAAGACTGAGGCAGAGCAGGCCAACGCTGCTAAAGCCACGCTGGTGCAAGAGCTGGCCGATTTGAAAGCGGCCGATTGCGCGCGGCAGGTGGCCGACGTGCTGGAAAAGGCGCTTGAAGAAGGCCGAGTAACCAAGGCCACCGCTGAGAGGCTGGGCAAGCAATTTGCCAGCATGCCCACGGAGCTGGCCGACTTGGTGAACACGATGCCTGTGTACAGCCCAATTGTATCGAAACTGAAGCCGAACGGGGATGACCTGCCTAAGGAGCTTGCCGATAAGAGCTGGGACGAGCTGGACAGGGCTGGCCTGCTGAAAAGGTTGAGGGATGAGCACCCTGAGGCATATGCCCGAAAGTTTGACGAAAAGTTTGCGAAAAAGTAGTAGCGGCCGCGGCCGATAGTATTTACTCACCCGTATTAATAACAACAAAATCCATTCAAATGGGAATACAAAGGGAAATCTGGCAGAGCCACATAGAGGAGAACCTGTTTCAGAACAATAACTTTCTGCTGGCCGCGACCGACGATAGCCAGTATGTGCTGCAAGGCAAGGTGGTGCATATACCGCAGGCCGGAGCCAAGGCCAATGTGGTGAAAAACCGTAACATCCTGCCTGCGAGTGTAGGTACCAGGACGGATACTGACATTACTTATTCGCTCGACGAATACACCAGTGACCCGATACTGATACCAAATGCGGACACGGTGGAGCTGAGCTATAACAAGCGCGAAAGCGTGCTCAGCGAGCACCAGAGCCAGCTGCGTGAAAAAGTGGCCAATAATGCCATCTATGCATGGGCGCCCAGTGCTGCAGCCAGCATATTAAGGACCAGCGGACCGGACACTGCCAGTCACCTAGACGGCACAACGGGTAACCGCAAGGTGCTGACCGTGGCGGACGTTAAGCGTGCGCAGCTGGCGCTGAACAAGCAAAATATACCCATGAACGACCGCTACGCTCTTTTAAGCGCGGACATGTACTTCCAGCTACTTGAACAGCTAGGCGCTACCGATTACCGCGACTTCTCGGCTATGGCGGACCCGAAAACCGGTGTGCTGGGTATGCTGTATGGCTTCACAATATTCCAGCGCCCGCAGGTGGTGACCTACGACAACAGCGGCACCCCAGTGGTGAACGCGGTTGACGCGGTTGTGAATGCCACCGATAACGACGCGGCCCTGTTCTGGCACAAGGATAAGGTGGTGCGTGCGATTGGCGAGATTAAATTCTTTGCCCGGACAGACGACCCGACCTATTACGGTGACGTCTATAGCTTCCTGGTACGTATGGGCGCTAGGAAACGCAGGGACGACCAGAAAGGTGTGGTGGCCATTGTGCAGGCACCGGGAGGCGCGCAGGCGTAGTTGTAAGTGATAAGTTATAAGTGATTAGTTATAAAAGCCGCTCCCGTTACTGGGGCGGCTTTAGCAGGCAAAAACCATTACTATTTTATGAGACATTTTTTTGCGGTGTTAATTGCCGCCCTACTGATGACCGCGGCCGCGATGGCGCAGACGCAGACCCGAACGAACACCACCGAGGTTCAGGCACCTACCGTGCTGATGGCGGGAACGATTAACAGCCAAGCGAGTGACACTCTGGTGCACCGCTACGCCAGCTCTGTGGGCGCGCAGGGAGAAGTAGCGGTCGCGAAGTTTCCCTCTTTTTATACCGCGTTGGATACGGTAAGGAATGCTGCAACGGCCAACGACAGTGCGTGGTGCTCTCTGTATGGCTATTATCACTCCGTGAGTTTTCAGGTGCAGGCCAGTATAGATAGCGGCACAAACTGTGACAGCGTGGCGGTGCAATTTTGGAGCAGCACGAACCCCATTAGACAGGCCCCACATAAACTGAGGCAAACCACAAACATGGCCAGCACGGTAGGTACGGCTCAAGTGTTTACTTGGGAGCCCGCCAGCGGTATAGGAAACCCGTTTACCAATTACAAGCTGGTGGTAGATGTGCAGGACGCGGTGAACCAGTGCCGGGTGAGCTGGCAGGCGTGGATGATTGTCCGATGATGGGATAGTGATAAGTGGTTAGTGATCAGTGGTAAGTTATTAGTGTGACTTTTTTTGGATAGAGCCGACTGCCCCTTAGGCAAGGGTTATAGTAGACATGTTTATTAGCGCTTTACCCCGCAGCTGGACTGATCATCCGGCGCGGGGTTAAGGTGGCAGAAGACGTAACGTAATGCACCCCAACCATCTCCAGAATGAAGCTCTACAGATTTGCGGCACATGGATGCCCATATTGGCCGCAGCCATACCTAGCGTGAAGGCGTTGCCTTGGTTGCCGTATGTGCAGGTAGCGGGCATTATGGTGGGTATGGCGGCGGGTGTGATGAGCATATTAGCGGCGTGGTATAGCATCCACGACAGCCGACTGAAGATAGCCTGGAAGATTAAGCAGCAACGCAGGGAAGAGGAACAGTTTAAAAAAATGGACGATGAAAAGCCTACTGGAGAAGCTAGTAAATAGCAAGGACATATGGTGGGGCCCACTGGTGATGATGATTGTGATAGCCCTGATTGTTTTCGGAGTTTTGGCGGTGGTAAAGCATACCAACCTAGACCCTGGAACGATTGTCATTACCACGCTGGGCGCGCAGCTCTCCACTCTGATTAACTACCGCTACGGCGCATCTAAAAAGGATCATTCAACCAACAACCAACCATAATGAGCTGGAACCATTCAAAAGCATACATCATGGCGCATATTACCGGGGCAGTGGCCTTGCTGGCGCTCATTGCCATGATTTTCCTGACCATGTGCGGGTGCCGGACAATGAACACGCATAAGACGGACATCCGCGATAGCGTAAGTGTTCGCGACAGCGTGGTGATGAAGGTGGTGGCCCGCGATAGCGTGGTGACTACGTATAGAACCCGCGACACTGCTATAGGTGTGCCAGCCGGATCGGTAGGTGTGCGGGTGAGCCCTTCGCAGCTGGACAGTGGCCGGGTAACTAAGCGTAGTGGCAGGGTGGCGGTTTCGGTAAGTAAGAATGTGGACGGGACGCTGAGCGTGGACTGTGCTGCGGACAGCCTGACGATCGTAGTTGCTGACTTACAGAGTTTAATTGTGTATAAGAACCGCGTGATAGATAGCCTAGTGCGGAGCTCCAGTGTTACCAAGGAGCGGCAGAGCGTGAAAGATGTGCGGGTAACAGTGCCTAGATGGAAGTGGGCGCTATTGGGTGTGCTGATTGCGATTGTTATTGGCATTATTACCTATGTAGTGACTTCAATGGCATGGCTCCGATAACTAACTACGACCAATATGCCGCTTGCAGGGAGACCGTGCAGGCGCTGGCCAGGCAAGAACAAAGGGAGGGGTTGAGTGAGGCGGAAAAGATGCAATACTATGAGCTGCGTGCCCGCGTGGCTGAATATGAGAAAGACGGTCGGTTTCCCGGCCATGTAAATAAAACAGGCAATGAGTACTGATATTAAAAAGCAGCTGAGTAGCAACATAGCGCTGAAGGCGTTGGAGATTGCGATTAGTTATATAGGGCAGCAAGAGGAGCCGAAAGGCAGCAATGCTGGTCCATTCGTGGAGGAATGCCTGCGGCTGGTAGGACTGGGCAAGGGTTATGCGTGGTGCCAGGCGTTCGTGCACCGCTGTTTTGAGGAGGCGCTGCCTCCTGCTGCGGAGCGTGGGATGATGGACGTGAACCCGGTGGTGAAGACCGGCGGTGTGGCTGCTTGCTGGCGGGATACCAAGGGTACTAAAATCCCTTTTGCTACTGTCTTCCATAAGCCAGAGCTGGTTAAGCCCGGGGATCAGTTCATTCGCATTAATGCTGATGGCAGCGGGCATACGGGCATTGTGGAAAGGGTGGAAGGGTTTAACCTGCACACGGTAGAGGGCAATACCAATGACGATGGCGACCGCGAAGGGTATGAGGTGTGCCGAAAGGTGCGCCATGTAAGCTACCTGAAAGGCGGGGGCATTATACAGTATTTGTAATTGAGGCATTAATAAACGAGCATATGTTGAAGGACATCAAGGGCTTCTTTAAGAGGTACCCCAAACAGAAGGAAATATTTATGACGCTGGACGGGCAGGCTTTTTACGAGCTGAACGGGGCGACCAACCATGCCGCCAATTTGGGCGACAGGAAGGAGATACTGACGGTGACGCCAGACAATGCAGGTGACGTAGAGGCACGGTTGTACCCCAGGAAAGAGGCTACTGCTACTGCCGCTGAAGACCCGGCTGCGGCCAGCGAAGCGACCGCAGAAAATACCGACGGTACGGCTGAAGGTGAAGCGCCTGATGCAAAAAAGGGCCGCAAAAAGAAGGCTTAAACCTAGGTTTAAGCGGTATTTAACCACGTAAAAAATTAACACCCCAATGGGTAACGTAACCATAAATATTGCCAACGGCCAGCTAGGAGCGGCGTTGGCCACGGAGGACGGAGTAGTAGGCATGGTGCTGACCGGAGCCGGTAGCGCTACGATGGATACTCCGGTGCTGTACACCAGCCTTGCAGCTGCGGTGAATGATGGTATCACTTTGGCCGATGAGCCGTTTGTGTACCGCCAAGTAAAGGACTTTTTTTACGTGGCAGGCACCGGGAGCAAGCTGTACCTCCTTTTGCGCAGCGCCGACCACTCTATAGGGGAAATTAGCTACCAAGGCAACGTTGCCAGCTGTGAGGCGTTGCTTGACTACGCTGCCGGGCGTATTAAGCTACTGGGCATTATGACCAACGATGCCGCCGTGGCTACTGCGTCGGGAGACGCTACCACAATAGACGGGGGGTTGAATGAGCTGGTGTATAATGCTATTACCAATGTATCGGTTATAGCGGAGACCTATGCCGCGGCACAGAAGCCCTTCAGGTGTGTAATAGGCGGCACATCGTATAGCGGCGTTGCTGGGGACCTGACCGATATCACCACCTATACCAAGAACCGCGTAAGTGTGCTTATAGGCGATACGCAGAGCGGTGACCAAGCGAGCCTGGGCTTGCTGATGGGCTGGCTGGCGAAGCTGCCCGTACAACGGAAGATAAGCCGCGTGCTCAATGGATCATTACCGATTACGACTGCTTTCCTTGGTACCGACGATATGGCGGCGTTGCCTGACGTAGGCGCGCCGGGGACGATTGAAACGAACGGTTTTATCACCTTCAAGACCTACCCGGGACTGGCTGGGTATTACTTCAGTAGTGACCCGACGGCCAGCCATACCAATGACGACTTCCATGCGCTGGCAAGGGGCCGTATCATTGACAAGGTGCAGCGGCTGGCTTACCAGACGTTCGTTCTGGACCTTGACGATGAGGTGCCAGTAAATGACGACGGTACTATTGACGAGATATACCGCGCCCGCCTGCAACAGGATATCATCAACCAGCTTACGGTAAGCATGGTGGCGAAGAAGGAAGTGAAGGCTGTTACAGCCTACATTGACCCCGCGCAAAACGTTATTGCCAACGAAACGGTGGAGATATCGGTGAGCATTACCCCTTACGGGTATAGTAAGACCATTATTGTGAACCTCGGCTTCCGTAATCCAGCACTGGTGTAACCCAATTTATTAACCAATACAAAATTAACCTATGGCGGATTTAACGTTTTTCGATACCAAGGAATGTGAGTGGAGCGATGTGACGGTGGCCTACGGCGGCGCGGTAATTGGCAAGCTCCGTGGCATAGCGTACGGGGCCAGCAAGAATAAGCAGCACCTGCACGCCGCTGGTGACGAGCCGATAAGCATACAGAGCGGCAACCGGACCTACAAGGGCACCCTTACGGTGCTGAAGAGCGCTGTGGACTCCATGAACGATGCCGCCCTTGCCGCGGCGGGTACTGACCTGCTTGACCTTGTGGTAGATATTACGGTAACCTACAAAAAGCGCGGGCAGCGTGGCCTCAGGACGCGCCAGCTTGTAGGCTGTGAAATCACTGATTTTGAAGAGGCCATGAAGCAGGGCGACACGATGATGGAGATTGCGCTGCCGTTCCTGTTCCTGAGGCTAGTGTAACACCTACTAAAGCAAATAAAGCATATGCAAGAGACTAAACAGGCCCCGAAAATGGCGCTAAAAAATGAAAACGGCGAATTTATTACCCGCTTTGGCGAAGTAGACGCTGCGCAGATATCGGAATGGAAAAAAGCCCATCCGCAAGGCATTTATAAGGTAGAAAGCGACAATGGATGCGTGGCTTATTTTAAAAAGCCAACGCGCACGGAGGTAAACTATGCCCTTGCGCAGGTTGACCCGGCACACCCACTGGCACACCTTGTAGCGCTTGCTGAGGCGACCTTCTTAGGCGGCGCTGAAGAGCTGCTCGAGGATAACGCGGCCAACCTAGGCGTATTGAACGCCATTAAGGGCCAGATTAACGGGGTGAACGCTCGCGTGCAGGACTTATAAAACGTGCTGTGGAGCGCCCGCAGCCCGGCACGATCGCCTTTGTTGAGAGCCAGTTGATGTACTACATGCCTGGCTTCAATGTAGCGGGGGCCAGCGATGAAGAGCTGGCCATGAGATATGGCCACTTGGTGCATATCCGAAAATTGGAACGAAAAGTTAAATAGAGGGGGCGGGGCAAGTGCCCGCCCCCTTCCCTTAAAACAGACCGATGGCCAACCTTGTCGAATTCGTATTACAGCTGAAGGACTTTCTCAGCCCTGGTATGCGCAGCGCTGCGGCGAATGCGAATAGCAGCATTGCGAGTGTGACTCAGCAAGCGGCCGCCGCGCAACAGCACCTGAACGGCCTGGGTAGTGCGGGCGCGAGCGGGCTGGGACAGGTGGCGACACAGGCGGCTGCAGCCCAGCAGCATGTAAGCGGACTGGCGCAGGCGGTGGGCGGGCTAAACCGGCAAATGACCGATGCCGCCCGCAGCGGTGGGCTACTGAAGAATGTGCTGTCGGGCGGGCTTGCAGTGATGGTGGGTAACTTGGGTACACAAGGTCTCAATGCTCTGGTGAGCGGCGCGGGTAATGTGCTGGCCAGTGGCCGCGAGGCGGGTATGACCTTGCAAGACTTTAAGACGCAGGCGGGAGCCGTGCAGGGCCAGCAGATATATGACCAGCTGAACCGCTTTGTGGCCGATAGCATTTACGGCAAGGAGCAGTTTGGCATTGCCCAAATGTTGCTGAGCTATGGCGATAAGAATGCGGTGCGAGACATAAGGATGGCGGGCGACATAGCCGGAGCCGACACGCAGCGCGAGGAGAGCATTGTACGGGCACTTGGGCAAGTGATCAGCAAGGGGCACCTAGCTGGTGGGGAGCAGATGCAGTTTACCGAGGCCGGGTTTAACCCCCTTCGGGAAATTAGCATTATGACTGGTAAGAGCATGGACGACCTTACCAAGGAGATGGAGCAGAGCCGAATTAGCAGCGACCTAGTAAGGCAGGCGTTTGAGCACGCGACGGGGCCGGGAGGGCAGTTTTACAACCGCCTCAACAACCTGAATGAGACGCCCGGCGGCAAGCTCCAGCAACTGGAGGGAAATGTGAGCATTGCTATACAGGACTTTGGCAAGAAAACGGAAGGTGCGCAGCTGCGCTTTCTAGCGGCGATGGAGCCCGTAATTAACCGGCTGCCTGACCTGTTTAACGAGCTGGCACCGGGGCTGGAAAGGGCGATAGATGGCTTTACCTCTTTAATGCCGAGCATAGTGGCCTTTGGCGGCGCGCTGATGAATGATTTGCGGCCACTGGGTGACCTGATTACCAGCCCGGGAGTGCACGACCTGACTGCGAGCATGCTGGACCTGACTACCCATGTACTGGAGCTGGCCCGCGGCCCGATGAGCGAGCTGAGCCGGGTAGCGGCGGGCATCGCGCAGCACCTCTCTTATTTTACTGAAGTGGTGGACGCCGGAGTGCAGGGGCTGAATAGCTTTTTTGCGCGGTTTGGCATTAGCACTGACTTTAAAGACATGCTCTATAACGGGCTGGTAAATATTGCCATACCGGGTGGTGGCGGTGCCGCCGATGCGCTGGCTGGTATGCACCAGCTATTGAAGGGCAAGGGCAATTACACAGGTAAACTGGCTCTGGATGACCTTGCTGGTATGTTTGGCAAGGGAAGCGATAGCGGACCTAAGATGCTAGCCGACATGCTGGGTGCAAGGGGAGCAAGCACTGCCAGTAGTGCCGCGCTGACCGAGAGCAGTGATGCCGTGATAGGCGGCGGAAAGCGGAGCATCACCTTCAACTTTAACCATGAGCTGGTGCGCCAGATTATTAACACCAGTGGGGCCGCGGACACTTTTAATGAAGGTTTAAGAGCCTTTGAAGAATCACTTTTAAGGGTAAGCACCATAATAGCGGAGGGGATATGAGCACGATTAATTTAAGCCTAGCAACGACGTTCCTGAAGGTATTTGGCATTGAGCCGCTGCCGTATGATATCAAGGATTTTCCGGAGATACCGGAGAACTCGTTAACGGGTATTAAAGAGGGCATGAGGCGTGAGTCGGGCATCGCCGCAGGCACCCCCTATTATAGTAGGGGGTTGAACGGCAGGGAGTATTATATGCCCGTATGGGTGGAGTACCAGCCAGAAGGCCAGACGACCGCAACAAAGCTGGAGCTGCCCTACCCCGTGGTAAGTGCCGACTGCGACAAACGGATGGTGGAAACACAGATGACCGAGCGCAAAGGGGCGGTAATAGAGCTAATTAACGCCAACAACTGGCGCATACGCATTCGTGGGTTGATTATTAATAGCAACAACGAGCACCCCGAGGAGCTGATTACCCAACTGGTGGCCCTGTTTGAGCAGGACGCCGCGGTAGTGATTAAGAGCGCGTACACGGACACGCTGCTGTTTAGAAAGGAGCGGCAAGCGCTGGATAAGGTAGTTATTAAATCGCTCCGCTTCCCTGAGGTAACGGGGGTGAAGCATGTAATACCCTACGATATGGAGCTGGTAAGTGACTCACTGTTTAGTCTTGAGGAGGTAGGCAATGTTTAAGCTGCAGAGCTATATTACCGTAGGAACTAAGAAGTTCACTGGCGTGCACGAGGTGCAGGTAAAGCGCGGCGTGCGTGGCTTTGCCGACACTTGCACGATTAAGCTGCCGCACTTAGCAGTGATAAAAAACGGCAACGCTGTAAGCGAAAAAGTGACGACCGGCACTTTGTTTAACGACGGCGAAAAAGTAAGCGTGGCGCTGGGGTATAACGGAGCGTTGTACAATGAATTTGAGGGTTTTGTACGGCGTAGAACTTTGAGCATGCCCATGGTACTAGAGTGCGAGGGGTATAGCTACCAACTCCGTAACAATGTGGGCGGTTTAGTGGGTTATTTGCCCACTACGACCGTAGAGCAGCTCGCTAAGATAGCCTGTGGCCAACTGGATGCGAAAGGCAAGAAAATAGCTAAGCCGCTCACCGATATCCAGCTAACGGTAATGCCGGATGCGAACCTCCACTTCCAAAACATACGACTGAATGAGGCAACGGGTGTAGATGTGCTGAATAAGCTCCGCGAGTTGAGTCAGGGCACGCTGGCCATCTATTTCCAGAGCCCTAAGAACCTGTGGATAGGCGTTACGCACTTAAATTACCAGAAAGGCACCGACCCGCTGAAGTTGGGCGACGTAAGTTACCGGCTGGGCTATAACTGCATTAAGGACAATGGACTTAAGATGCGGACGGTAAAGGAAAAGGTGCAGGTTATCTACGGCGGAACACTGGCCACCGGCCACCGCGTGGAGACCGCCAGCGAGTATAAGTATAACCAACGCAAGCTGAAGGCGACCTTCAACAACATACCCAACACGGGCGACTTGAAGACGCTAGCGAATGAAAAGGCCTTGCAGATGAACTACGAGGGGTATGAGGGCGTGTTGACCGGCTTCCTGCAGCCGTACTGCCAGCCGGGCTGGGTGGCGAACATATACGACAGCCAGTACCCCGAGCGTAATGGCAAGTACCTGATTGAAAGCACGACGGTAATATTTGGGCAACCAGGAGCCAGGCGCTTAGTAGAGCTTGGCCCGCAAATAGGGTTTACGATAAAATGACTAGCACGGAGCGGCAGATACTGGAAAACCTGCGGACGGCCATACTGGGCAGTACCGGCCAGCGCCACCCTATAATGATGGGGACGGTGGTGGCCGATAGTGTGGACGAAGGAGCCATGACCTGTAGCGTGTTGCTGAGCGTTGACGGAACCGATAGCCCGACAGAGGGCGTGTTGCTAAATGCCTTGCAGGATAATACTGATGGCGTGATACCCGTGCCTAATGATGAGAGTGTGGTGTGGGTGGCAGAGCTGGACGGGCCGGGCAAGTTTGGCGTTGTGAGGTGCAGCACCCTTAAAAAGGTACTGGTGAAGATTGGCGATGTGACCGGGGAGCTGAGCAACGGCCTTGTGGACCTGAAGCAAGGTGATGCGGAGGTGAAGCTGAGCGGCGGCAAGATTAGCCTGAAGAACGGCAGCGCGGACCTCAAGACCATACTCAACAATGTACTCAGCCATATACAGGCGCTGACCGTGCCCACGGGAACCGGGCCGAGCGGCGTACCGATAAATGTGGCTGACTTTGTTACGGATAATAGTAAAGTGAACCAACTACTTTTTTAATATGGCAATGGATAGTGCAACTGCGATTACAAACGTTAAAGCTGCGTTGGTAGCGAACCTTGCGGCCACAAGCAGTGATGCGGCAATGACTACGTTGGCCACCGCTATTGTAACTGCGGTAGTGACCATGCTAGGGACGGCGCAGATAAGCGTGACCGCTGGGCTTGCTGGAAGCACTGGGCCGGTGACGGGCATTATCCCCGCAGGGAGTATTACTTAAACAACTGACCGATGGAAGTACACGATATACTAATAGGAGCGGACGATGACTTGAAAGTGGTAGGTGGCGACTTCGCGGTGGGCGAGAGCACGGGCCAGCACCAGAAGTTGCTTTTTGTGACCGCCCCGGGCGAATGGAAGCGGACGCCGCTCGTAGGTATTAATGCCCTCCGTGCGGTTGACGATGAAGGGCCGGAGGACCTGATAAGGGAAGCGACGCGGCAAATGATTAAAGACGGGATGACGATCGAGAGCCTGACGGTGAACCCGGCGGCATTCCAGAACGAAGAAGAGGTACTTTTTGTTAACGCTAAATATTAAAAAAATGGCAGCACTTACACAGACCGAAGTTGAAAACATTGTAAAGGCGAGTTTCGCCGAAGACGCGGCGAGTAGCCCCGTGATTGTATACATGGCGCCATATGCCGATGTATTTGCAAAAGCTATAGCCAAGGCGGCTATGGCGTATGTGGACAGTAAAATCCCGAGCGAATGACCTATACCGTGCGGCCCGGACAAAGCCTGATGGACTCTTGCCTGATGATGGCTGGCACCTTGGAAGCGCTGAACGCGGTAGCGCAGGCTAACGGGCTGGCCGCCACCGATGAGGTGACCGTTGGACAGGAGCTGGTATACCCCGAGGCATACCCCACCGATAAAGTAGTGCGGGAGGCGGTGAACGCGTGGACAGTGTTTGGGAGCCTTGGCCCGGCGGAAGTGGAGGGTTAAAGCAATATTGAAAGTCGATTAAATAAGCATTAACATGGCAAGGAGCGTAGAGACGATATACAACAGCCTACTGGCGGCGAAGAGCGGCACCGCGGCGCTGGACGGGCTGGATAGCAGTAGTGCCACCGCAATATGGCGACTGTGGCTATACATTGTGGCCGTGGCCATTAATGTGCACGAGGGTTTGTTTGACGCCCACAAGGCGGAAGTGACCAGCATTATTAATGCGGAGCTGCCACACACCACCCGTTGGTATGTTTGGAAAGCGAAGGCGTTCCAGTATGGTGATAGCCTGCCGACGGATAGCGACACCTATGCCACGATCGACGCCAGCCTACAGATAGTGACGCAGGCGGCATGTACGGAAAGTGCTGGCCGCGTTAGGCTGAAAGCGGCAAAGGGAACGGATACTCTAGCCGCGCTGAGCAGCGCAGAGCTGGCGGCACTGACCGCCTATATGCAACAGGTGAAGGACGCAGGTGTTAGGCTGACGGTTACCAGTGGAGCCGCAGATGACCTGCGCATTGGATTGAAGGTGTACTACGATCCGCTGCTACTGGACGCTACCGGGGCGCGCCTCGATGGCACTTCCGTAACGCCTGTGAAAGATGCGATTGCCGCGTTCCTGACACAGCTGCCGTTCAATGGCCTTATGGTAGTTAACAAGCTGCTGGATGCCGTGCGGGCTGTGGAAGGTGTGGTGAACTGTTCCGTTATTACCGTGGCCGCGCGGTATGGCGACCTTTCCTTTGCCCCAGTGGAGGACGAATATCTTCCGGATGCAGGCTACCTGATTAATGACGGAGACTACTTTGATGCAAACGTAATATACACGGCCCATGAGCTTCTTTAACCCCGACTTTGCTTTTCAGGCCAGACAGCAGCTGGCGACAGCTCTCCGGAAGGTGGTGCACACTGCATGGGTGCGGCTGCTGGTGAGCCCGGTAATCTACCTGAATACCCTTTTTGCAACTTGGCGCGCCGGGAACATTTACACACTGAGCCATAACGGGCAGGTATGCAAGCTGACTGGTGCGCTGAATGACACCTTTGACGCAGAAGGCCGGAGCATCTACATTACGGACGATTACAGCGGGGAGCCTTGGTGGTTTTTCTTGCCTGCCGAGCATCGCGCAGCTACCTATTTACGCACTGCGGGCGAGTATGCTACAGGGTCGTATGGCCCTTGGGAGTATTTATTTACGAGCGCGGAGCGGCCTTATAGCGGGGCTTTCATAGTGAATGTAGACGGCGTACTGACACCTGACTACACCAGAATGAACGCGATCATTCGCCGATACAAGTTACCAGGTACTAACTACTCAATAAGAATTTACTAATGAAAACGATCGACTTTAGCTTTAACGGGGGCATACCGATGGACCAAGACCGAATGGATTGGTTACAACAGAGCTACTTAAGCGCTATACGTGCTCTTGCGGGTATGGGCGGCGCGGATAGCTATATTATCAGCGGTTGCCAGCTGAGCGGCAGCGACCCGGATTTTGACGTTGCGGTGGGATGGATATACCACAACGGGGAGGTTTACTACTGCCCGGGTGGTAGCGTGACCACTGTGGACGGAGGCACTACTTACGATGTGGGCTTCCTCATTACTGAACTAAGTAATGAGGACAGGGCCTTGGAGTATTATGACGGCAGCACCCACTTGGCGCTGAGCGATAAGATGGCCATCCCGAGCAGGGTGCCGTTTGGCAGCACCAACACTAGCGTGCGGATACGTTACCAGCTGCTTAAGCGTGGGCTGGCACCCTATAGCCCGTATTCGGATGTGTTTGATGCGACGGCTTCGACCACAACGGATAGCGGCGCTGTGGCTTACACAGTGCGCGTAAAAGCGCGCTTGAATACCCTAACGAGCGTGGTGGAGATGGCGCTGCAGGTGAAGGTAACAGGGGCGAACTCAATAGGTGTGAGCCTTCCGGATATGCGTGCGGTGGATACCACAATAGACCTTCCGTGGTCGATTAGTGGTTGTCCGGTAGAAGGTGTACCAACTGCGCTGCTGGGCATTACGACCATTATTACCACTGGCGTAGCGGGCGGGGTGCTGAATAACAGCAGCCAGCCCGTGCAATCCATTACAGCGCAGGTGTACGGGACGCGGATATACCTCAACGTGCCGAAAATGCGCAGTGCCAATACCAACTTTGTAGCCACCGGGAAAATGGAAGTGCTACTAGCTAATACTTGGTAGAGGCGCGGGTGACGGCTAAGGGGGGATCAGGCAAGAAAACCCGAGGCACATGTTACACGCAACGCTATCGATGGGCACGATGCCCGAGATTATAAGTTTTATCATCATGATTTTGTTTGGGTACGCCTCTGAAGGGCGTACCCTTTTTTTTAACGCCAAAAATGAAAGCGATGGAGAGTAAGCCGAAAGCGCCTGCCAAATTCACGTACCATGAGCAGCACGCGGTAATCATTAAGGTGGCGACCGAACGCAAACAAAAGGAGCTGTTTGAGTGGCTCAAGAAACAAGGATTTACTAATCTAAAAGTGGTATCAGTATGAAAATTGAAGTGCGGCACAGCTGCAAAAACTACGACTCCTTCAGGGCGGAGAAAGTTAAGGCCCTGTTTAATGCGGAAACGGGCTATGAATGGAACCACACCGCAGAGCTGCCCATCGAGGGCGACGACTGGAGCATTGGCGTTATCGTTGGCCCATCAGGAAGCGGTAAGTCGAGCCTTGGCAAACAAGTGTGGGGGGCGGATGCAGTGTATAACCTTGCGGCGGGCTGGGACCGTGACAAGCCGATTGTGGATTGTATTGCACCAGATGGCGATTTTAAGGCCGTAACCGGGGCGATGGCATCGGTGGGGCTTGGGGATGTGCCGGCATGGTTGCGGCCATTTGCTGTGCTCTCGAACGGGGAGCAGTTTAGAGCCGGGCTGGCGCGGCTGGTGGTAGAGGCGCCCGTTAAGGTAGTGGTGGACGAATTTACAAGCGTGGTTGACCGGCAGATAGCCAAGGTGGGAGCAGCGGCGTTTGCTAAGGCATGGCGCAGGAACAAAGGGAAGCAGGTAATACTGCTATCGTGCCACTACGATGTGCTAGACTGGCTGCAGCCGGACTGGGTATATGACACGAGGACGGCCTCATTAAAAAAAAAACTGCCAGGCGGCCAGCCATTGAGCTGGAAATTAGGAAGGTCAACGGAAGTTACTGGCGTTACTTTAAGCCGCATTACTATTTAGACCTCGCGCACCCACCTTGTGCCGAATACTTTGTAGGCACGATAGACGGCGAGCTGGTGTGCCACCTTGCGGTGTGTCCGATGTTTACGGCGAAGGCCTATAGGGCCACACGGCTGGTGGTAATGCCCGAGTGGCAGGGCACGGGGGTAGGAATGGCGTTCCTGAAGTACGTATGCCAGTATCATGTGGATGGTAACGGGCGTTGTGGCCACAAGTTGCCCGTGTTCTTTCATACCTCTCACCCGCAGCTCTGCATGGCGCTGCGTAAGGCAAAAGGCTGGGTGCAGACGGCAGCGCATTTCTACGGCAGCAACAAAGTGAGGAGCGCCGCCAGTATCATCAGGACGGGCAAGTCTAAGAATTTCAAGAGCGGAAACACCGGGTATGGTGGTCATTTCCGGGCGATACAAGCATTTAAATACGCAGGCGATGAGTAAGTTGAAAGTCTTTATTTCAGGGCAAAAGAAGTTCGGAGAGGAGGTGTTAAGGTTATGTCTTGCAAAAGCCGACGTGGTGGGTGTGTGCTGCCCGCTAGGCGATAAGTACATAGGTAACCTTGCGAGGGTTAATGAAGTGCCCATATTGCCCGCTGGAACGCTTAATGCGGACACGATGCCGGGCGGTGTGGACTTGGGCATTACCGCGCATTCCTTCGACTACATTGGCAAGAAAACACGGTATAGGGCGCGGGTGGGCTGGATAGGGTACCACCCGTCGCTATTGCCTAGGCATAGGGGCAAGTCGGCCATTGAGTGGGCTATACGAATGAAGGAGCCAGTAACAGGGGGCACGGTATTTTGGCTAAACAATGGCATCGATCGGGGCGATATAGCGTACCAGGACTGGTGCTTTATTGACCCGGTACTGTACTATAAGCATCCTAGGGAGGCAGCGCGCATATTGTGGCGTGACCAGTTGATGAACATTGGCGTCCAGCTAATGAGTAAGGCGCTGGATGATATCGGTAAGGGGGTAATACTGCGAGTGCCGCAGGACGACAGATATGCTACGTTTGAGCCTTCAACAGATGTTAAAGACGTATTTAAGCCTGATTTGTTAATGATTGGAGGGCCGAGTCGGTAAAAAGATGACACCGCGCACCAGCGTTTTCACTCCTTAAAAGTACGAAAAGCGCCTGAGACAAACAAAAAAAATACCTACTTTTTTTGGGTGAAAATTGCTGTGGTAGCGGGTTTCAGTAAGGTCCGCCCGGACGGCAGAGTATGGTGCCAACCAAGTACATCAGCCTGGTCCTTTCGGACCTGTCCGGGCGGGATTTCGACTATAAAAGGGAAATCAGGCCGTTGTTATGTGACGGCTGATGTGACTTGGTTGGCGGTGGTAAAATTAGGTAAAAAAGGGGTTTAAGAGCGGTGTGTGTGTTTTTTCACATTTTTGTAAAAGTTACCCGGCTGGAACGAAAAAGTTATACGTTTTGAACGGCCGCTTATATTATGGGCGACGACCTTCCCGACCATGCCTGCATGCAATCGGTTGCGCTACCCTGCTGCCCTAACGATGCCGCACAGGAAATTAAACAGATATCCAGGTATATTTCCCCATT